GACAACTTACGAAGTATTCACAAGCATCCATAGCACAAAAATGATCACTGCAATCTATGAAGTTGCTGGATCAAAGAATAAGACTATCCTGGATATCCGTGAAGTAGATATTGAGCCAGGTGTCACTGTTAAGAAAATTGAGGATTCAATTCTCGAAGATAATGGAATGCTTCGCCACGATATCGAAATTTTTCAAATCTACGACACTCGTGTAGAGGACTAAGAAACAAATTGAGAAAAAGGTTTACACGGATGTAAACCTTTATTCGCAGAAGATGAGTGAAATGTAATCATGAGTAAATCTAAACAAGTTATTGAAGAAACTCTTAATCACCTTAAGATCACCGGCTTTGTAGACGGATTTGAAGATTCTGTTTTATATCGTTGCTGTGATGCTCTTAATGAAGCTGGAGAAGACGGAAGAACATTCTGGAATTTGATGTGTGCGATTCCAAAAGAAGAAGCAAGATATCAATTCTTTGATGGTGATCATAGTCTTTGGAATCTTTATTTAGAATTCTCCAATGAGGCATGCAAGAACGGATTCAAGATGCCTCATTGGGGAACTCGTGGAACTTAGTTTCCGTATGAAAAGAAACTATTCATTTGAGAGAATCTGCGGGCAGTAGGTTCTCTATTTTCACTTGATGAATTTCCAACATACTGATGGGAGTTCATATACTTATTGCTCGATACTGGAGCAAACGTATTCAAATTCCCTCCACCGTTTCCTCCACCTTGTACTGACTCAGCAGAATTCTTATCCATAGCATCAGCAGCACGTGCTGCTGCTTCTGAACTAATTGGTTTTGGTTGTTCTTTTTCTGGTTTCATCTCAGGTTTAGAAACAGTTCCACCTTGTCTTAATCTAGTTAAATCATCACGTGCTGCTGCTTCTGAACTAATTGGTTTTGGTTGTTCTTTTTCTGGTTTCATCTCAGGTTTAGAAACAGTTCCACCTTGTCTTAATCTAGTTAAATCATCACGTGCTTCTTCTGCTTGTTTTTCTTCAGGAGTGAGTTCTTTATCACTGACTAAATCTTTAACCCAGTCAGGAGTAAGATCTTTAATGAATCCTGTTAGAGATTCTGCAATTTCTGAAATCTTATCAGTGATGATGTTAAATATCCACTTAGCCATACCAAACACATTCTCTGTAAAGTTATCGAAGAAGTCAAAATACTTTCTAGTCATTTCGTCTCTTGACTTTCCACCTATAAGATCAACACCAAAGATTTTTTCCGTGATCCAATTAATTGGTTCAAGAAGTCCTGACAGAACATTACCAATACCTACCTTGACACGATCTTTCCAGTCAACATCTTCTCTTCCTAGGATTTCACTTGCATTGAATACTCCATCGATGAAATCATAGATACCTTTTAGTGCAGCAAAGACAAGCCCAAACTTACCGAACTTCATTAACAGCTTGCCACCCGACTTTAAGAATGTAAACATGCTTTTAAATGGAGTCAATAGAGTAGCTGCGATTCCAGCGATACCACCAGAGAGTCCACCTAATAGTCCAGCAAGCCCAAAGTCTGATGCCTCTGTATCTACTTCTGCTTTAGGTACACCGTCAATGTCTAGACCAGAATCACCACCACTTTCAAATGATTTCTCTTGTCTACGTAATCCAGCTCCTTCGGTTTTTTCTCTTTCAAGCTCGATCATCTTCTGATCGTTCTCTGTGATCCTTTCTAAACTCTCAGAGCTCTCAGAAGTCTCTCTAGACACTTGTTCCAGACTATCTGTTTGTCCATTAAGGTATTCAGTTAAGACCTTTATTTCATCTCTGATACCCTCTAGTGCATCAGCATAAATTCCTTTCCTACGACCTTTGCGTTCTTTCTGTTGGGCTTCTGCATTTTCCTTCTGCATATCATTAGTACTGAATTGCTCATCGATCAATCTTTCTTGCTCTTTAAGTCTTTCAAGACGCATCTCATTTTCTTTCTTTGATCTTTCACGAGCATTTTTCTGATGTTTCTTAGCACCACTAACAAGATCACGTGTCATCTTAAGACCATAACCAAAAATTGGGTTGGCTGTCATGATAGAAGAAATAATTGTCTCAGATGATGGAAGTGAGTCTTGGAAAGATGACATCACTTCATCTCTTTGCTCTTTAGACTGATTACTTACTTCTTGTGTTACACTTTCAGCGTTATCAAGTACAGCCGAATATGCACCAATGAATTTAGTAGTATTAGCACCAGCGTCTACTTGTTGAGCTACAAGAGCACGTCGAACTTGAGACAGCTCTTTCAGCGCAGCCTTGCTCATTGCTCCATCATCTGTAGAAGATAATGCAACAGCTTCTTTGAGAATTGTTTCAAGAGTCTGTGATACGACTTCAGGATCAGTCTCCTTACGCATCTTAACATCTCGTCTCATTTTACGAACATCCATTAATGTTCGTTTTAAAGCTTTGTTATTGCCCATGCTCATTTTTTCTTAGCCTTTTCTTGTTCTCGTTGTTTTAGTCTCTGCTCAATCAATAGGAAGTATGCTTGTCTTTCAAACGGCATCATATCTTCTAGCTCTGTTAGAGTGATCAATTGTTCAAATTCGCCTCTCAATCTAAAGAGCATCCTGCTATTGTTTTTGTAATAGCTGAAGAGGTCCTCATGACTGAGCGCTATTGAAAAAAATCTTTGATTCCTTCTAACTTGATCTTATCTTTAGTTCCGTCTGACAATGTAACTTCTTGTTCATATCGAATACGCGGCATTGTCTTAAAGAACTTTCGAATCTTCAATAGGACACCGCTATCAAAGTCATCAATGAATTCATCTTTATCTACTTCAGTGTTATCATTGAATGCAAATACTTCATCACCTTGAAAAACAGCATCGATGCATTCTTTGATCATATCAAAATCACCCATCTCTTTTGAGATAGAATTGAATGACGGATATTTCATTTTCATTCCGAGGTCATCATCAATCATAATGATCTTGTCATGATCTTCTGGAAATGTTACATTGACTTTGTTTAGATCAATTGTAATCTTCAGAGATTTGTCTTCTGCTGTATAGTCTTTAAAGTAAACATCAATCTGTTCGCCGACTGACTTAGCACGAATACGTAGAAACAGATCTTCAATATCAAAGAACGGAAGATCATCTACATTTAACTGGTTATTAGTACATGCTTCTACGATTTGTTTTACAGCATCAATTTCTTGCTCAGGTGTATCTTCTTGTTTTGCATGCAATAAAACTTTTTGCTCGCGTACAGTAAATCCACGATACTTAATCTCTTTATCAATACCTTTTAAATGATGCTTGTAATACGGTACACTAATCTTTGGTAGACTCATACTCTATTAACCTCTTAGCTTTGACACAACGTCATTGAATTTATTGACCAGTTGACCCTTTTGAGTCTCTGTAATGTTACCATTTATAGATACTTGAGCTTTCATTTGTTCAACATAAGAAGCAATCTTATTTGAATCTGTTCCGGTTGATCCTTTCACTATATTGTCTACTTGATTGTAAATGTTTGCAGCTTCCCCATCTAAGTCTAAACCAGTCTGATCTTCTAGAGATGTTATAGCACCCTGTACAGCAGGATTTGATAGTATTGGTGTTACTATAGGTCCAAGCGGAGTTTGTGTCAGAGAACTCACACCAGGGTCATCTGAACCCTGCTCGCCTACTCGTTCCCAGCGTTTGAACATAAAGTTTGTTGTTAGCTTAACAAATGAATCTCGTTCTTCGTTTGAAACCGTAACAGGATTACACATTGTTGGAAAAGCATCTTTCAATTGAATAGAATAAACAATATTATCTTGCTCATCCATTTGATTAATCGTAATGGTTGTTGCATAATCATCCATGTATCCTATCGTATGCTTAATAGGATCAAAGATTATATTCATCCACTCATCAATGATATTCTTTTCATACATATTTCTTGAGACATTAAATGTAAATGATTGAGCTTCGTAGACAACACCGTATGGAAGTTTGTAATAATCACCATTGTATTTGATTTCAGTAGTGACTAGATTCTTTCCGGGAATGTCAGTTGACTCAACCATAATATCAAGGCCACGAGAAATCTCAGCCGTACCACCGCCGACAAAAGAACTAATAGTTTGAATGACATCAGAACCAAAGAAAGAACTTGTTTTATCTTGTTTGGTATTTGATGTTTTATCTAATAGCTTTTGTGGCAAAGGAATAATGACTTGAAATCGATTTGTTCTTGCCAAACCATTCTTTGCTAAATATGCAATATGTTCTTGAAATGTTGCCATTTGAATCTCGTTTAATAAATATGAATATACCTTACTATTTATCTGGATTTATTACATGACAAAGAAAAAGACAACTGATGACGGTGATCTTCAAAACACAACTAAGACAGAACTCAATACTCTTCAAAGTATCGAGAAGTCTTTCTATAAAAATAATGAAGATGCTAATCGCCGTAATACAGAAAAGTCGTTGAAGTGGTTTAGCCAGTATGTGCCACGTTCTTTTAATAGAGTACGTACGGATAGAATGTTTCGTGATAGAAGTCTTTGGAGACAGAAAGTTATTCCAGGTTCAATGTACTTCTTTGAGTATGATGCAATACATAAAGATACACTTCCTGTATGGGATAGATTTCCACTTATCTTTCCATGGGACGAGTTTACAGCAAAGAACGGTCAGAAGTATATGCTAGGTATCAATCTACACTATCTTCCACCTGCTGCTCGATTTACAGCAATGAAAGCATTGATCAAAACTCGTAATAGAAAAAGATATGATGAGTCAACTAAACTGAAGATTAGTTGGAAGGTATTGCAGGGGCTGTCTGGTTCAAAGTATTTTGAGCATTCAGTCAAGATGTATAAGTTATCAGAAATCAAATCATCATTTATTAAGATTCCACCAAGCAGTTGGGAACTTGCAGTATTCTTACCACTTGCTCGTTGGCAGAAAGGTTCAAAAGCCACAGCATGGAAAATCAAATAAAAGAAGAAGGGATCAAGCGATCCCTTCTTTCTACTATCAGTCTATCACTTGAAGAACTGTTTTAAATTTATCTCTGATCCTTGCAAAGAAAGCAATTGTCTTTTCTTTGCCTTCATGATAATCCCACCAATTAAAGAATCGTCTCCACAAATAACTACGAATCAATGATGCAGTTGTATAAATGCATGCAATCCAAAAGTTTTCTGCCACACCAATTTGTAAATCCCAAAATGGAATCACAATAAACTGAAAGATGATCATCGCAAGAACAAAGCCACTACTAATATTAATGACTTGCTCTACGATTGATCCAATTTTACTTTGACTCATTTAAACCCTCATAGTTCCAACTTGCGTTATTTTTGATTAACTGCCGATTTTGAATCCATCCCATAAAGTTTGCTGACCAAACATTTCCGTGTATGTCAATGTGAGTAGCACCAACTTCATTTTTAAGTTCAGCAATATCTTGAATATTCGCATATTCAACTGGCGTTGCTTGATGCTCAAAAGGAGACGCATGCACAGGTTCAGATTCAACGAGACGCTGATAAATGTTTCTTGCTTTTTCAATTGATTCATCTGCTTTACGAAAGGATGCTTGAGCAGCGCAACTTGAACTAATCTTTAATGCATCTTCAAGAGTTACACCAAAGAAATCAACACCATCTTTATCTTCTGTCCAGAATCCAGATCCATAGAAAGGTGTATGCCAACTGTCATGAGACAAATATTGTGGAGTAGATTCATTATGTAGTGCTAACATTTCTTGAGCAAGATGTTTAATTTCTGGCTGTGCATCTGCATGATCTCGTAACCAATACCAGTTATCCCACTCAGTTGCAGTAACCACCACTCGAATGAACTGGAATGGCTCTAGAATACGATTCACAATTTGTTTGTGGTAACCTGCATCTGAAAAGCCACGTGCCACAGACACCGCGAAACGCATCGCTTCTTCCCATGCTCGAACTTTTGGCAATTTGTAATGAAGCCCGCTAAGAATCCAGTTTAGATCAATGCATACTTCTTCATCATGCTCTTCTTTCGCTTGCATTCCTGGTTGATTCTTACCCCAATGAACAGGCATTGCTATATTCTTTTCAATGTGATCAATCATCTTATTAACAGGAACAGCACGACTACTCATAGCATTTCGTGTAAATAATCGATGTGTCATTAATTCAGCATGAATGAATCGTGGATATGTTAGAACAAAAGTACTAATACGTTTATCATCGTTTGATTTGCTATCAGCAACAAGCTCAACTTCAAATCCATACTCTGTTTTCGTTTTTAACATATTACTTTATCCTTTGTAGTCTATAATTGCCGTCTGGTTGTTTTCTTACGTGTTTCATAATTGCTTCAATACACGAATTTTCAAATTGCGATGTCATATCATTATAGACATCAACAATAGGAACATCTTTAAATTGTTGAATGTAACTACGAGAGTCAGAACTGAAATCACAACTAGGAGAGTAAAGACGAATAATTAGCATTTGTCCTTTAGTGGCATCATACACCAGTTCAATCTCTTCTAAGAATCCGCCGTCAGAGAAAACATTCATACCAGGCATCATGCTATTAGCTGCAGCTAAACCAAAGTAATCTTTACCGAATGCTGGCTTAATACATTCTTCTGATACTTTGATCATTGCTTGACGAGCAGATAGACTACCAAAGACATCTAATGGTTTTTCTTTCATTTCACGATCATTATAGATTTCCCAAAATACGTCAGGAGAAATTCCATAGATATTCATAGTGAGCATATAGAGTCGATGCTTAAACTCTTTATGAAAGACAGGCTCATCAGTTGCAACCAACTCTTTACAGATGTAATCTTTACCGGACCCAGGAGGCCCGTTAAAGATTATAGCAAATGGTTTACTGGGATTCATGTCTTTGCTCTACCATGTAAATGAGTTCATTGATATTGATTTCTCTAATATCATACGATGCATGAGATGGACCCGGTATATTCGTGTAAAGCATTTTTTTATTATTAGAAGACAAATCTTCTTCCCAAGCTGCAATAACATCTCGATAAATACCATCTCGATAAATACCACTACGATCACGAATACTACTATACACAGCATGCCAGAAGTTATATCCAAGTTTATTGAATAGCTTAACGATAAGCATATTAACTTCTGATTCTGTAGAAGGCTCTATCCAATACACTTTTGGTTTTGTAATGTGCTCCAAATAATCTTCTTCATTCAATTTAAAGTCAATGAATACTTTACTATCGAATCCTTTTTCTCGTGAAACATAGAATTCACAATGAGGATTGTCTTCAAGATCAATCCTATACATATCGTCTTTATCCATTTTTGTTACATCAAGTGTTAGCTTAATTCTACTATTCATAGTCTGATAACCTTATTGTGCTTGAGCTGTTTGAAATTTTAGAAAGAGCTTATCAAAATGTTCTTCACGAAAGATGCATGGAACTCCTTGAGAATTCTTTGCACGAATCTTACGAATGCCGCCGTCTGTATTTTCAAAAGTAACAACGATCTGATTCATCTGTTCGTAACTGATAATCTCTGATTGAAAGATCAATTTACCACTATCTACATTCACCAATTGGAAAATGTAGTTATATTTTTGTTCTTTAGGTTGTTCTTTTTGCTCTACTATTGTTTCATCAGGTTCCATATTACTTCTCCATCTTCTTAAGAATGTCTAAACATGAATTGAGTTGTTCTTGAATTCTATCAAGACTGTCTGCTTTTAATTTATCTGATCTAAATTCAATAAATCGTGGTAGAAATATTGATTTCATTCCTGGCTTGCTGTCTGACTCAACAATATCATTACCTGCAATTGTTGCAACAGCACCTTGTTCAATCATCTTTTCGAGTTCCATAAAGATAAACGGTCTTTCGTCATCTTTATATCCAATCCCAGGAGCCACTTCAAGTAACCCATCAGATGATTCAAAGATCAGAGAACCAAAAGTGTTTTTGTGTTTGCTATCTTCCGATCCTTTCTTCCAACCAACCAATTTCAATTCACAATCAAAAATGATCTTAACTTTGATCTGATGCTTAGAAGTACCAGCTTTCCACTTTCCACAATAATCTTTAACAACTGTACCTTCTTCACCTTTCTCACGATTTTCTTTGAAGTGTTCAATTACATCATCTGCATTATTACAAACTTTATTCTCAACAAGCTTGAAACGTTTATGATTGACCAGATGAACAGCATCTTTTGTTACATCCAATCTTTCTTGATATTCACGATCTGATTTCTTAGCATCATATTCATCTGTAGAGATCGTATCCCAAATGATAAAGACTAACCTTTCAGGATCAACTCTGCTTGAATTGACATATCCATTTGACTTGGAGCGATCCATGTAAGTTTCTTTATCATCATTAAGAGCAACCACTTCACAATTGAAAACAGTATTGTTGATCTTTTGAGGAATGATACTGTTTAAAATACCACCGATGTTTAGATATGAACCACCACGTGTAACATATTGTACTTGACGATCTCTTACAATGATGTCAACATACAGTCCATCCATTTTTGTTTGAGACAGACAAGGAAATGAGATATTCTTCATGTTCTTTTCGCTAAATGAAGAACATCGCATATATTTTTCTTCATAAACGGTTCCAGGAAAAATCTTATTGATTGTACTTTCTGAAATACCGCATTTCAAATCACGTTTTACAATACGCTTAAATACTTCTGCATCATCTTCACTAAGCATTTCATATTGCTGTTCAATCCAAGTCTTAGCTTTCTTACCAGTAATAAGACGTGTTGCAATTGTATTTTGAAGATCATATAACGCTTGACTTAATGTAACACAACCAACGTGCTGATCAACATTAGTATTGAATGCTTTGGTATAGAAATTAATAGAAGGATCGTAAGTAAGAAAAGCAATATACTTAAATGCTTTGGCTTCTTTCTCTGATAATTTTTTCAGAATCGCTTCTTTGTCATTACGACCAGAATGTGACTCGAGTTCTTTTAAAATATGAAGCATCAAATTATCCTTAACAAATTATTCATTACTATTATATTCATCTTCTGCAGATTCTGCAGATTCAATTACAAAAGATAAGTTAGCTTTTACTGGAATAAAGAATATTTTACCACAGTCTGAATCTAGTCTATATATAACATGGTGTCTTGCATTCAAATATCCATTGAGTTCTGCTTCAGCATTTTCAAACGAACTATAAATAGGATTTGCAATACAATGACCTGAGTCAATTGAAATGATAGCCAGTCTATACATAATTACTCCTTAATAAATTGAATTATTAAATCTATTCTATACTAGTTTAGATTCTCAGTAAATCTTATTAAGTTTATTTTATATAAATAGAATTATTACAGAATTCACTATATAGGTTTATCAAATGGCAAATCCTAACAATATCACATTAAGACTTGCGTCTAATGGTGGAGTTGACAGAACTCTATCGTATGAAGAGATGGATAATAACTTTAAAGAACTTGTCACTTCCATCAATGACGTTGCATCTCTTGACGGAGAAGTTACCCAATCGCAATCTGACATTTCTCAATTACAGAGTGATGTTGCTGAAAAGCTTCAAGTAGAAACGTACAATAGTAGAGTTCTTCGTGAAGACCTGCTCAATCAAGCCACGTTGTCACTGGACTTTGCCAATAACAAATACGCAGTTTATGAAGGGCCGGTCAACAGTCTGACGCAAATGCCTTTCAATGAGGCGTTGGACTTCACTCGTGCATCTTCTGCAACAGCACGCACAGCTACAGGAAAGATTCAGGAAGTATTGACTGATGAGCAAAGGCTTGTGGGTAATCGTGAGGGGTTGTTGATTGAGGAACAGAGGACAAATCTTCATATACACTCTCAAGAATTTACGAATACGGCCACATGGAATCTATCGAGCTTAGTAGCCGAGGATAACAGCTATAAGTCACCCGATGGAACCTTAACGGCGGCTGAACTAATCACGGAGAGTACCTCGGGATACCTCGTAACTCAGTCAGATATTATTGCCACCACGTCTGGCGTAAATTATGTGGTGAGTATATGGGTAAATAACGTCCCTGCTGGAACGGAAGTAAAGGCATTAAACGGAGACGGCTCAGCCAGCTTAGCCGACGTTACGCTGCCCGTGGATGTCACAGAATGGACGAGGGTTTCAGTTCCTTACACCGCTGACGCAACTGGGTTTTCGAGGTTGCTGGTTAAACCTAACGGTTCTGGAGTTACCTTCCATGTATGGGGCGTACAATTAGAACAAGGCTCATTCCCCACAAGCTACATCCCCACAGCAGGAACACAAGTAACAAGGGCGGTTGATAATTGTTCAAGGGCGTTGGGGGATGAGTTTAATCCGAAATCATGCACAATTTATTTTAGAGGGACGGTTACGGACACAGTAGGGTATGTGTTTTCTATTGGTGGTTTTAGGTGTCGTAGAGATGCTGGTGTGAATTTTATTATACTTGGTGCTGATAATACGTTAGTTTCTTCGGCCACAGTTCCCATTAAAGATGAATTTCTTTTTGCCTTTACATACGACTCAACATCATCAACCATGACGTTAGTTATTAATGGAGTCGCCGCGAGCGCCACGCAAACAACCGACTTAAATAACTTTCTGTCTGTTGGCTCGTTTAATGGCGTTCAAGCTGCAAACGGAACCATAAAAGACTTCCGAATCTTTCCAACAGCCTTATCAGAAACCGAACTAATCACACTAACCGGAGGCAACTAATATGCCTAGATTAATTGCAGAAGGTATAACACCTAACATCTCAGATAAAGAGGGTGACAATTTAAAAATATATACATCATTCCACGAGCAATTTCAAGCTCAGGCTTAGAGGAATTAACAACATGATAGAAAAGCTAAAGAACCTTAACAAAACAACATTAGGAGTTATCGCTTTCATTATCGTTCTGCTCTTGGCAGGATATTCTGCTAAGTCAGATGCTGAAGAGAACGGTGTTCGAGTTTCAATTGGTAAAACGATTGTCAATTCAGAACTGAAGGTTGGTGAATTAAGTTATGAGTACAATGACTGGGAGTTCTCAGCAGCTCTCGTTGAAGATGGTAAAACCAAGAACGGATTTCAAGAGCAAGTCGAAATTTATACAGTAAGCTATCTGACAAAACCAGGCTGGGGCGTATATGGGATTGAACCGTATGTGCGTATAGGTGCTTCTAAAAATTCAGGAAGTAAACTAATTGGGCCAACAAACTTTCGTCTTGGTCTTGGAATCGACTTTCAGAATGTTTGGCGAGTAGAGTTCAACCATCATAGTTCAGCCGGTATTCACAACCCAAATACTGGTTTAGATTATGTGACATTGACATATAAAATTCCACCACTCTTTTAAGGAGATCATGTGGCTTTAGCATTAATTCTAGTATCTATTATCGCAATTCTTTTAGTCATTCCAGCTTCGCTTGGAGTTTTAGTATTATTTCATGTATTCATTCGCGCTAAGACACCACCCGTTGATCAAGGAAACCGTATCAACCATTTTAGGTTAGTGTGGTTTGCTCTGAGACAAGAAGATAAATTTGTTGGATTGTTTCCTTGGTTGAAACATGATGAATGGTGGAATGTCGACAACAACTTAGAATAAGAGCTTAAACTTATGGCTAATGATTTAATTAACAAAGATTCGATTCGCGATTGGATTCGCAAAGTAAACGCAATCATCGATTTGAAAACGGTCGATGGTTCATTTCCTCTAGAAGTTGACGAAGAAGTTATTAGTCCTATCACTATTAATGTTGGTGATGGGCGAGTTCGAGTGGGAACAGATATTGATTACATTCCCGCAATTACTCTTACTTTAGACCCAGCTTCTACATACCGCATTGGTATCAATACTCTTACAAGTCAGACTGCTTCTTTTAAATTAGGAACTGTACCACAAACTGGATTTGTTCCGATATGGGAAGTGCAGACTAATGATGTATCAGTTTCAAAAGCTCTTGATCTACGTACATGGGCTCAAGATAGTGATAGCGGTACAGATTCATCATTTTTTGAATTAAGAAATGATATTGATGCGGCTGCAGATCAAGCAGCGGAGAATGCTCAGAGAATTCTTAATGAAGCAGCAGAGACTGCAGCGGAAATTCAAGAGCTTACTACTAAAGCAAGCACAAACGCTCAAGATATTATTGCAGAAGCACAAGCAAGAGAATCTGCAATCAGCACAGAAATATCTGCAAGACAAAGTGCTGATGCTGCATTGACGACTCGAATTGATACAGTCGTTGCCACTGCT